ACCGCAGCCAGCTCATCTACGAGGCAACCGTAGAGGAAGACCGCGCGAAGATATGGGATAACAAGGAAGCATGGAGGGCGCCGAAGATCAACGTGACCAACGGCATCGACATGATCGACAAGGTCCTCCGCGCCGGAGAAAAGGACGCGGTACTGAATAAGATCGACGAAATCAGCGGCTACAGCTCCACATTGGAGGAAGTAGCAAAAAACTCATAGAAGCAGGCGGACTGGCGACCGTCCTGCATCATATTTTTCAAAAAACCGGCTTAACCCCGGATGAAGTAATGAGCAAACCGCCAGGAGTTAGAGCGTTCATGTTCGCATCTACCCGGATAGCAATAGAACACAATCATCAACCAGAAGACGTATAGATTTTCCTATTAACTGAGAAAACACGACACCCATTCTACTTTTACGAGAAGTCATTGACATAAAGGGTATCCAGATATACAATATGGGTATCCAATAAGGGAGGAGGGATGCATATCGCAAAGATGGGACGTCCGCCATCGGAAAACCCAAAAGACAGAGGGTACAGGCTCAGGGTTTCCGACGCGGATTTGAAAAAACTTGATTACTGCTGTGAGGTTTTAGGGCTTACCAAAGCAGAGGTAATCAGGCGAGGGATTGAAAAAGTGTATGATGAAGCCCGAAGCAAAGACATGTAACAGAAATGGCACCCGCCGTCCCAACAAGACAAAAGCGAGTGCCAAACGACAGCCGAAGCTGACAAAGACATTATATCAGCCTTCGGCAAGAAAAACAAGGAGGATGATAGAATGTCTCAAATCGAAAAACTATATGAGGCTTACTGCGCAGAGCAAAGCCACGCACCGATGCCACAAGAAACTATTCGTTTACATGAAGTCCTATCAAGTATGCTTCCTCATAAAGAATACCTGGAAGTAGAGGAACTTATTTCAGCCAGCCATAATGAGCGCGATAAAGAATACTTTTTTGCTGGATTTCGTGCAGCAATGAGATTATGGGCAGAGGCAATGAAATGAGAAAACTTGATCTTACAGGGCAGCGCTTCGGAAGGCTGGTAGTAATTAAAGAAGCAGGGCGCTCATCCGATGGGCGCGTAAGGTGGCTATGTAAATGCGATTGCGGAAATTATACGTCCACTCCAAGCACTAAGACACTGCGAAATGGAACCTGCAGGAGTTGCGGCTGCATTGAACGAGAGCGACCTAACAAACTAACACATGGGAAGTCAAACACAAAATTATTTCACGTTTGGAATGGCATGAAGCAAAGATGTTATAACCCCAACAACAAAAGTTATAAAACCTATGGAGGCAGGGGCATCAAAGTCTGCGACGAGTGGCGTGATAATTTTATGGCATTCCATGATTGGGCTATAGCCAATGGCTATGAGGAAGGACTTACAATAGATAGGATTGATAATGACGGAGATTATGAACCAAACAACTGTAGATGGATTACTTTGCAAGAAAATGTAAGTAAAATGAGAAAAGAACAATAATAGCAATGGCGCTAACAATGAACACTGGGAAAACCCAGTGTTTTTGTTATGGAAAATAAAGAAAGGAGGTGCAATATGGCTGCAGAGGTTTTCAGGATCGAGATCCCAATTAGTGTCGAGGATAAGACAGATCCTGGCGTTTCCCAGGCAACGCGGAAGATAAATGGATTTGATAAGGCCAACCAAAAGACACAGGAACGGCTTAACCAGATGAACCGAACAAAATATCAGGTCGTCCTTGATGCATTGGATCGGGCGTCCAGTGTTGTCGGAAAAGTTACATCAAAAGCACGCAGCATAGCGGGTAAGACGTTCAGTTTTACGATGAAAGTAATCGACATGGCAACCGCGCCACTGAGGGGGATATGGAATTTTGCTACCTCCATTCAGGGCGCAATACTCGGAGCAACCGGAGCGTTCGCGGGAATATACAAACCGATGGACATAGCTGGAGACTACGAACAAACCCAGATCGCGTTTGAGACCATGCTCAAGAGCGCTGAAAAGGCAGAGCAATTCCTGAAGGACGCGTCGGAATTTGCCAATAAGACGCCGTTCGAGTTCCCGGAACTGATAAACAGCAGTAAATTGCTCTTGGCGTTTGGTTTTGAGGCGGACAAAATCCTCGACTTAATGACCGTCATAGGAGACACATCAAGCGGTCTGGGAGCGGGAGCGGAAGGCATAGACAGAATAACTAGGGCTCTCGGCCAGATGCAGGCTAAAGGACGAGCGCAAGCAGAAGAGCTTCTGCAGCTTCAGGAGCTGGGCGTACCGGCCAACCAGATACTGCAGGAGGAGCTCGGCCTAACCGGTGAACAGGTAGCAAATATCGGTAAAGAGAGCATCGAGGCTGCAAAGGTAATCGACGCATTGTTACGAGGCATGGACAAACGATTTGGCGGCATGATGGCCAACCAATCAAAGACTGCCAAAGGGATGATCTCAACGCTAAAAGACACCCTCCAAAACTCACTTTTGAGACCATGGGGACAGGGGCTATGGGAAGGAGTAAAACCTGGACTTGAAAAGATAACAACATGGATAGACGAGAACCAAGAAACCATAACAGCCTGGGGCGAAGCCTGGAAAAAGGCCGGAGCAAACATATCCAAATGGGCCGTGTCAAAGGTTGAAGACCTTCAGGACCGCATACGAAGAATGACCAACTCTCAAGAGTGGAAAGATGCTCAGACATTCGGAGCCAAAATGAAGATAGCGTGGGACCGAGTCATAGCGCAGCCATTCAATGAATGGTGGAATTCAACCGGCAAGGTATGGATTGCCGACAAAGCAAGCAAGGTAGGCGAAGGAATAGGATCGGGCATGACAATGGGGCTTCTTGCGCTATTAGGCATTGATGTAAGCGCTACCACACAGGAGGGTAAAAGCGTTGGCGGCGCTTTTATTAAAGGATTCATGGAAGGATTTGACACCGAGAAAATAACAGAAGCGCTAAAGACCTGGGCTGATAAAAACAAAGAAATCGTTGTGGGACTTGGCATCCTTATCGGCGGGAAATTAGCGGCCGGCATTATAAGCGGGCTTGGTAAGCTTAAGGATGCAAAGGATCTATTTGGAGGAAAAGGCAGCAAAGATGGTCTGCCTCAAACTGCTCAGCCTTCTGCCTATTCCACGCAAACCATGCAAGTGACAGCCCAGGTGGTTCATGTTTATGGAAAATTCATGCAAGGTCCGACCGGAAGAACACCAACAGGAGGAAGCCATTCAGGACCAGGAGGAACAGTACCGCCAATAGTTCTGCCGCCAACGAGCACGCCTCCAAGTCTGCCCCCAGGAAAACCTCCAAGCTTACCACCCGCACCGACAACGGTAGCGCTCCCGGGAGGATCCGCAGCAGCTGGAGCAACCGGCAAGGTAATAAACACCGTGCAGCTTGCCAATGGTTCATATGTGGCTACAGGCGGAGCATTGACAACAGGCATGGTCGGCACAGGAGTAGCGCTCGGCAGTGGAGCAGCAACTGCAGGAGGAGCTGCAACGGCCGGGGCTTCAGGTATACTCGGGGGCATCCTTGGTGTTCTTGGATTGGGATCCGGTGTGGTAGATATTTACCAGGGCACAAAGAATACCGGCAAGAACGCGAAGGACGAATACTGGCAAGGCGGCACCAAGATAGGCATGGTCGGAGCAGGAGCGGCCACAGGGGCAGCGATAGGCTCTGTAGTACCGGTAATAGGAACAGGTGTCGGCGCGCTCGCGGGAGCCGGAATAGGAGGTGCGGCGGCACTATTCGGTGGAGATAAAGCGGGTAAAGCTCTATCAGACGCCACGGATAAAGGCGGAGGCCTGTCGAGGTTCTGGGAGAACACCAAGCAACGGGCAGGAGACACATGGGAATCCATCAAAACAGGAGCCTCGAACGCCGGAACATGGGTAGCTGACAAATGGGGAGAGACCGGAGACTGGATAAGCGACAAATGGAGCGGCTTCAGCGACTGGTTCGACACCTCGGTATGGACGCCGGTAAAGGACGTCGGAATTTCAGCAATCAACATCGCAGCCGGAGCGTGGAGCGAGGTAAGAGACTGGATCGGCGACAAGTGGTCGGATTTTTCCGGCTGGTTTGGCGAAACGGTCTGGACCCCGGTAAGCAACGCAGCACAAGTGGCAGGCCAATGGGTAAGCGACAGATGGAACGACGCCCGGACATGGGTAGGAGACCGCTGGTCGGATTTTTCCGGCTGGTTTGGCGAAACGGTCTGGACCCCGGTAAGCAACGCAGCACAAGTGGCAGGCCAATGGGTAAGCGACAGATGGAACGACGCCCGGACATGGGTAGGAGACCGCTGGTCGGATTTCTCCGGATGGTTCGAGGAAAGCATATGGGCACCGGTGAAGACCGGAGCACAGGCCGCGGGCGAATGGGTAAGTGAAAAATGGAGCGACGCCAAGACCTGGGTAAACGAAACCTGGGGAACCGTTTCTGACTGGTTCTCCGAAACGGTATGGGAACCGGTAAAAGGCGCAGCGGAAACAGCCGGAGAATGGCTGGGGACGCAATTTGACGCAGCCTGGACAGCCGTAAGCAACGCATGGGACGGAGTATCCGGCTGGTTTGAAGAGAATGTCTGGGGGCCAATTAAATCCGGAGCAAGCGCGGCCTGGGAATGGGTAGGAGAAAAACTCGGAGGCATAGGCGAATGGATGGGCGACAAATGGGTGAGTTTTAAAGACTGGCTCGGAGGGTTAGGACAAAAGGGATCCGCCAAGACAGGACTAAAGACAAGCCAAGGCAAAGGCAGCGTAGCGGAACATGCCGACGGCGGCATAATGACCAAGCCGCACATGGGCATCGTGGCCGAAGCAGGACCAGAGGCCATTATTCCTCTAACAAAGCCGTCACGCGCAAAAGTACTGTGGCAACAAGTGGGCAATATCATGGGATTTACTGAGGCACGAACCAATGCTATTGGTGAAAACCTGCCGCAGGTGGAGAGTGTTTCAGAGATAACCAAACGGTATACCAATGTAAAGGATATTGCAGAGAACACAAAGCGGCTTGCTGATGTAGTAGATATTACGCGGTACCGTAACCTGAAGCAGAAGGATAAGACCTTAACCGAAAGGCTAAAGCATTTTACTACTACATTAAACCAGGCGCAGAAGGTTAATACCTATGCCACTGGAGGCATCCTCACCAAGCCGCATATGGGCTTAGTAGCCGAGGACGGAGCTGAAGGAATTATCCCATTGAGCCCAAGTAAGAGAAGCGGGGCATTGAGTTTGTGGCAACAAACAGGTCAGATGCTTGGAGTTACCCCTCACGCAGACGGCGGCATATTTGGGAAACTAAAAAGCGTTGGGAACGTGGTAAAGGAGTTTGCCGGAG